GCCTTTTTCATGGGATGTATTATATTTATGTCGCCCAGAATTTGGCTAACTCAGGAGGGTCTCCTACAGATGTGTATTTTAACGTATACTTTTCTTTAGGTGAAGACTTTCAGTTCTATGGTTATTCTACAGAACTGATGGACGTAAGACCACCGGTCAACTCTTCTAATTCATCATTTCTTCCTTTTAAAGGAGAGACTTTAGAAGTAATGAACGAACCTCAAGATCAAGAAGAGCTTACTGAAAATAAACAAGAAGAAAATCCTACTTATGAATTTTCAGACAGGCTGGTTCCGTATAAGAATATTAGAGAGATTGTAAGAAGAATGTATAAGACTGATACCTTCGAAGTTCCGATCATCGCAGGCAAAGGAGGTCTTGTTATTCCTCTTTCTTACATTGTCGGAGAAGCTCCTAACCCCATAGACCTTATGTCCCCTCTTTATGCTACAGCTTCCATGTATTATGGAAAACATGTAGGATTTAAGTTTAAACTTAAGATGAGGAACGCATTATCTATGACTGTTAGGTATATCCCTCAGAATTTCTTTATTAATAAAGGAACTTCCACCATCATGGGTTCATTTCCTAACATTGCTAATCTTCCTAATGCCGTAGATGAGTTTGCTCCTGGACCCGCATATCCCTTGCCATTTCAAGAAGTTCCAATTCAAGCCATGTCTCAGGTTCCTTCAGTTGAGAATTACGCCTTGTATGAATTTGTAATTCCTAACACCACTATCTATAAATTCATTGGAGGCCCAGACAAATTGACTAATACTCCAGACACGGGCCTGTCGATAGCTGACATGGGTCATCTGTTGCTTACTATCAATGCTCCAGATGATTCTACTGAGCAAATCGTTGTTTATACAGGTCTTACGGATGAAAGTCGCCTTGGCTTTCACTCCATTGCCCCTGTGATTTACCCAGCTCAAAATATCAGTACGCAAGTTTTAGATACGCTTTATTCTGGAAACTATTTTTCAGGACCGAGTAATCAACCATCGAGTATTGATAATAACATTATGTATTTCACTCGTACGTAATAAACTAGTTTAATTGCACTTAACAATTTAGAGAAAACTACAAACCAGATATTTAGACTGTAAATTAAATAACCA